TTTTGCGAGGGCCGAAAGCTTGCTGTTTACGTCAGCCATTCGTCAGTATCCACTGCGGTAAGGGCCAGTTGCCTGGTATGCCTTGTCGCGATTGTATGCTTATTTGTACAAAATGCAAATGGTACTTGACAAATAAAAAAAGACCCAGCCGAAACTGGGTCAAAATGGCAACTACAGGGAGATCAGGAAATGTGCTGCTGGAACATGCGCTCCACCTTTTGGCGAAAAGCAGCATCGGTTTTGTATTTGGGATCACCGACCATTTGGTAAAGCTCTTCCTTACTGGGAGCGCCTTCCATGGGGGCAACTTCAATTGGCACCCGGCCTTCATAAGCAGAGCGCACTTTCATCAAAGCGCTTAGACCGCGAGCGGTGCCGCCCATGATCTTGAACTCTTCAAAGTCGTCTTTGCTCCACACGCCCTTGTTGACCAGGCCACGCGCCCAATCCACCATGCCGTTGACTACCGCATTGGCATTGGGGCCAAGAGACTTCATCTCTGCTTGGGTGTCTATGGGTGGGCCGGCCATGTCATCGGCCATCTGATTGACGTTTTGTGCCAGCTCATCAAAGGCCGCCTGGCTGATGCCGTACTTCTGTGCCCAACCAACATAGGTTTTGGCCAGTGGGTCATTCTCAACGTCTTGGGTTTTAAATACGCTGGTGTCGTATTTGCCATCTTCTGGGGCTTTGTGCTTGCCTTGACTGACCACTTTGCGTAGGTCGCCATAAGACTTGGCCATTGCCTCTAGGTTTGCCTCACCCTTGTCCTGGTTCCAGAAGTTCTCCGGCAGCCAGTCTGGGCGATCTTTGGGCGTGCCAGGATTGCCTGGTGCCAGCTCTGTTGCTGTATTTGCCTTGTGGTTAATCTCAACAGCTTGTGAGTTTTCTGCCTTGGTATCGTCTGTCACCTGGACACTATCGAGTAGGCCGGTGCTGGGCTCGACATTGGTTTCGGTATCTTGGGTCATAGTTTCCTTGCTTGATTGATCCGCGCCTCGATGTCCCGAACCACATTTCTCTGCCCTTCAGCAAAGAACGCATGGGACGGGTCTGTGCCTGGCACGGCTATAGGCACATTCACATACACATCTCGCAGCCACTGAAGCAGCTTTTGGCCGTCTTCAGAGCCAAAGACGCGCAGGGTTAAGCGCGCTAAATCATCCCGCTGCTGGGTAACTTCGCGAATGTCTGGTGTTTGGCCAATGGCATCTAGTTCATCCCAGCTCATGCAGGCGCTCCAATCGGTGCCGGCAAGGCAGGCTGACCAGGTGGCGCCATACCCTGTTGCTGCATGGCCATCTGAGCTGCCATGGCCTGGGCCTGCTGTGCTTGCTGCTGCTCAATGGCAAACGCACGCTCAGCAGCGCTATTACGAAGCGACGCAGGCACACCGAGCTTGTCGCCCAGGTAGTCGATCATGTCGCCAAACTTAACGGCCACTTGACCCTCGGCACCCATCTGCTGTGTGATCTGTGCAAACTGCAGCGCTGCATTAACTTCATCCATTGCTTGAGCATTGGCCAGCGGTGAAGTGGGGGAGACCTTAACCTCTAGTCCATTAACGCGCAGTGGCAAATCAATCAGGCCGCGCTCGTCCATGACTTCCAGGATCTTTGTGACCACAGGGATCATGGTCTCGTTGATCAGTCGGCCAAAGGCAGAGCCAAGGTTTTGAGACAGCTCTTTCATGCGCTCAACAATCTCTGTGGCCGAACGGGCGCTCATGTTCTCTGGTGGTAGTGATTCGTCTAGCAATATGCGCTTGACGTTTCCGCGCAGATCGTTGATCACCAGCTGCGACACGTTAAAGTCGCCAGAGCGGGGCAGGGCCATGAGGGACGGGCCTTGTGGGCCGCCATTGCGCGCAACTGGAATGATGCCGCCAGGCACTATCTTTACGGTGTTAGGGTTTAGCACGCCATCGTCGGCAGCCGTGTACACGCCAGACACTGCAAGCGATGCATTTTTTAGCAGCAGCTCGATGGTCTTGTTCAGCGTCTTGATGTCTGGCAGTGCCGTCATTAACGGGCCGCGGCCATAGATTTCACCGGCCACCTTCATGTAGCGCGAAATCACCCAGGGCGATACTTTGCGTCTGCGGTAGACCAGCTCAACCTTGCTGTTTTTGTCAATGACGTGGTAGCAGTAGTCACCGCGATTTGCGTCATAGATCGTGGCCTCAAGCAGCTCTACATCATCGGTTGGCTTTTCAGCAATGCGACGCTGCATCTCTTGCGGTATCTCGGCATCTGGCCACTGGCGCTGAATGCTTTCGCCTTTCAAGCGCATGCGTCTGTAGACGTTGTCCACCTGGCCGTTCGCGCCTTCTTCGTAGCTGACCAGGAACAATGGCACGGGAATAAAGTTGAGCGGGTTGGTGTCGTCACCAGGCTGCACCATCATGCAAGACGTGCCCACGGCTAGGTCAAGTAGGAACTCACCCATGGCAATGTCAAAGTTGGACTGACGCAGCAGCGCAAACATCTTTTCGTTGTAAAGCTCAAGGATGGCCTGGGCTTGTGGTTTGCGATCCATAGGGATATCGAGACCAGGCTCCAAACGGCACCAGCGACGCTGCGGTGGGAACACGACAGACTGCAATCTGTTCGCAAACCTTTGGGTGCTATTGATTGCTGTACTGTCGAAAACTCGTTGCATCTTTTTGGAGCCAGTGCTGCCGCCTTCCCACACGCCATACAGCTGGCGCTGGGGCAGGGCGAACTCATAGGCATCCTGGTAGAGCTGCTGAAACTCATCCTTCTTTGTCTGAGCTAAAGCTTGGCGCTTCATGATCTGCTCAGGCGTTAAACGCATGCCGCCCTTTTGGTTTGTGCCGTAGTCCATATCAGTCCTTGTTTTTAGCCGCAGCCATGTTGTCAATCAGGTTCGGATAGGGCCGGCCTGCTTTGGCAGCGCGACGCATAGCCATGCGCTTTTCAGCAGACGACAGGGCTTCAGACTTAGGTAAATCTTTGGGCCTTGGTTTGTCCCACACTTCTTTGGTTTTCATTTTTAAACTCCTAAAGTTCCTGATATGCCTAGACTGCCGGCTTTCCCGCCAAGACCGCCACCGCCACCTAGAGTGGGTGGGCCACCAGTTGCGGTGTAGGCCGACAGCATTGATCGGTCACCAGCAGATCTGCCAGCCTTGCGGCTGCCTGCAATCTTGGCCGCTGATGTTCTTTGTATGTCGGACATTTCAGCCTTGCTTTTTGAAATCATTTCATCTGAAATTCGCCTGCTCTCCGCTAGTTGCTGCGCAATACTGTCTCTCATTTTTTGCGCTTCAGCTTCTGATCTAGCTAGCTCTTGTCGGGTGGCTTCTTGTTGGGCCGCATAAGCTGCGGTGTCTTGTGCAATGCGTGCTTGCTCGATGTCGAGCATGTCTTGAATTTCTTTTTTTGCTCTGGCAACAGATTCCGCATTAGCCAAGTTCAAAGCATCAGTCTGAGCTTTGGCAATGCCATCAAGCCGGATCTGTTCGGCCAATGCCGCAGCGTCATCAGTTTTAATTTTTAAAAGAGCAGCGGCTTGATCGTCTGCTAGTTTTTTAGCTGCAATATCAGCAAGCCTTTTTTGCTCAGTAGCAAAAGCTGCGTCTGAAATTCTGAGAGCCTCCAAAGCAGCAGCGTTATCCGCATTTATTTTGTCTTGATTTTCTTTGTCAAGTCGAGCCAGCTCTGTTTCAAAAGCAGCGTTTTCATCAATTGGCGTTACAGCCGCAACAAACGGGTTTCTATCCCCGTCGTTCAACGGTGAGATAAGCTCGCCATCGACCTCTTCAAAGACAGAAGTTTCACGTCTACTTATTGCCATGTCAGGCTCCCAGCAAAGTCTTCACTTTGTTTTCTTCGGTGTACGCTGACAGCCCAAGCTCTGGTGTCATCCTGGCACTGGAGAGCAAAGAACGACGGCCAGCCCTGCGACGTGCCGTCATTTGCGCAGACTCGCGCTCAGCGATCTTGCGACGTTCGGCATCGAGAGAAGAGGCTTGATCTTTTGCCTGCTTCTCCATGGTCATCTTCTGATCCTCGTACTGCTTTTGCTGCTGATACAGTTGCGCTTTTGTCAACTCTGCAGATTGCTGCTGCTGCAGTGTTAAGTTCGCCATCAGCTCTCTTTGCTGTGCAGCAGAAAGTTTTTGCTGCTCAACTTGCTGGGCGTATGCACTCTTTGACTGTTCTATTTGAGTTTGCGTCAGTTTGCTTTGATCGGCTGCAAGCGTGGAAGTTTGTTCTCGTGAAAGCCGCGCAAGCTCTGCGGCACTAAGGCGAGATTTTTCTGCTTCTGACATTGCAGCAAATCTTGCTTTTTCTGCTTCAGTTGCTGCCGATGTGATTTGATCGGATGCAAGCTTTGCAGCTGCCAAGCGATTTTTCTCGGCCTCAGCTGCAGCAGCTTCACGGTTCTTTAAAGCCTCAGCTGCGGCCAGCTCTCGCGCTGCGGTGGCTGATGCAGATGCGTCTTCACGCGCCTTGGTTGCAGCGGCAATGGCTGCAGCTGAAGCTTCTGCTGCTTGCGCTCTGGCTTTGTCTTGTGCGCTTTGTGAACGGTTGACAGCGTAGGCTGTGGCACCCGCTCCGATCAAAGCTGCGACGATTGGTGCTGGCATGATCTGATCCTTCCGAACAGTGTGTAATCTGAGCCGTCCATACCGAAGTTGCGCATCACACCTTCAAGGGTGAAACCCAGCGCCAGCGGCCAGCTCTGCGAATAATCTTCATTCGATTCTATTGCTACTTGTACACGGGTCAAAGCAAGTGATATCTGAGCGATATCAAGGGCAGTTCTGACACCCACAATCAGCTGGCGCTTGTACTTGTGCTTCATGCTGTCGTCAATGATCGTCCACACTTCACCGACACCTTTCCACAGGACAGCCACACCGATGATGCCGAGCAGTTTGCCGTTGTAGTACAGGGCACCGCTTGGGCCGCGCTCCATGTTGAAGTGAATGGTGTCCAGCAGATCGATGGGCCAGGGCGTTTTGACGTATTCG